AATATGCAGCACATCTTCTGCCTGCAGGACAATATCGCCCTGCTGTTTCAGGTTTGGATTGGCTTCATCGTAGCGACTGTAGATGTAGACCAGACGATTTCGCTGGTCACGGTCTACTCTGACCTTATCCGGCATCAGCGGATACAGCCCCAATACATCTCCACGACCGTTTCGGATAATTTGTGCGTAAGCATTGCCGTAGATTAGCAGATGGGACATCAGGGTTTCTCGGAATACGAAAGATGTCATTTCCGGATTTGGCTGATCGTGGAGTAAAAAATAGAGCGGATGCCGTGGCACTCGCTCTTTTCCGTTTTCGGTATATTGGTAAACGTGTAATGGCAGCTGGGCAATCGCCTCCGACAGAACTCTCACGCAGGCATACACCACTGTGTGCTGCATGGCGGTGCGGTCATTAACTCGCTTACCACTGTTGGAACGTCCGAAGAAGTAACTGTAGCTGGGACTGTCGTAGCTGTTTTTCGGGTGATCTCGTCCCCGAAAAAATCCTCTCAAAATACGCATAATTCCTCACTCCTTACAAAATCAACATATCTCTTTCGTCATAAACACTTGTTCCATCCCCAGTACATCCACAGCGAATTGCCCGGTCAAGAGCCATGATCATGGCGACAGCACCGTCAATTTTCTCTGTGGATTTTTCTTTATCCGGCTTGATATTTCCGGCAGGGTCACGCCTGATGAAAATGTTATCCATCATCCACCGAAGAACGGGGTGTCCGCTGTGGGCAAGGGTCTGTTCCAGAGTCAGTTTCATCAATTCCTTGGTCGGTGGTGACATATCTTTGTAACCCTGACCGAACTGAACCATCGTGAATCCAAGTCCCTCCAGATTCTGTGACATCTGCACCGCACCCCAACGGTCAAAAGCAATTTCTTTGATATGGAATTTCTGCCCCAGTTCATCGATGAAGTTTTCGATAAAGCCATAGTGGACAACATTGCCCTCCGTTGTTTTCAGATAACCCTGCTGCTCCCACACATCATAGGGAACGTGGTCACGGCGAACTCTTAAAGGCAACGTTTCTTCCGGCAGCCAGAAGTAAGGCAGAACGTAATAATGCTCATCTTCATCTGTTGGAGGAAAAACAAGCACGAAAGCTGTAATATCTGTGGTACTGGAAAGGTCGAGTCCACCGTAGCAGATTCTTCCTTCGAGTTCGGATTCATCAAAAGCAACCTTGCATTTGTCCCACTTTTCCATCGGCATCCAACGTACCGCTTGTTTTACCCACTGATTCAAACGCAGTTGCCGAAAGGCGTTCTCTTCGCCGGGAGTTTCTTTTGCAGAGTTACACGCAGCCACCACCTTATCCATACCGATTGTCTTGTCGAGGGATGGATTTGCTTTTTTCCACACCTTTGGATCCGTCCAGTCTTCCGATTCATCTGCACCGTAAATGACAGGATAGAAAGTCGGATCGTGCTTTCTGCCTTCCAGAATGTCCTTCGCTTTCTGGTGGACTTCATAGCAGATTGAATTTGTATCAGTTCCGGCGGTGGTAATCAAAAAGTACAGTGGCTGCATTCTCGCATCGCCGGAGCCTTTGGTCATAACATCGAACAGCTTTCGGTTCGGCTGCGTATGTAGTTCATCAAACACAACCCCGTGAATGTTGAAACCGTGCTTGGAGTAGGCTTCTGCCGAAAGCACCTGATAGAAGCTGTTGGTCGGGATGTACACGATACGTTTCTGTGAGGTCAGAATTTTTACTCGTTTGGAAAGAGCAGGGCACATTCGCACCATGTCAGCAGCCACATCAAAAACAATGGCAGCCTGTTGTCGGTCAGCAGCACAGCCATACACCTCGGCACGTTCTTCGCCGTCACCGCAAGTTAGGAGCAACGCAACTGCTGCGGCAAGCTCGCTGTTATGAGTTGGAAGAAAAGAATGACCGATACAGTAAAGATGTGATTCACTATCCACCTGAATGCACTGCATTCCGGGATTATCAACCTTTTCAATCGAGTCAATATATCGAAAATGACTTCTTGTATTAGGATTTCGCTTTACTGTATTTTTCATTTTTCTTTTAAGACCCGCAACAGGAATATCGTCAAAGGCAGTGAATTTCACATAGTATATCGTTTCTCCTGTTGCCACTCTTCCACATTCGCTGCTCGGCTTGCTCCAATCTGCTCTCTGTGTGGATACCGCAGTCGTGATTGCATTTTTTATGCCTAAACTCCATAACAGTTCACTTACACTCTCAGCAAGTACTTTTTCTGTTGACGTGTAAATAGCCTGACCTTTTCTGTTGCTTATCGATCCGTCTGAATCCATAAGTCCCTGCAATAAGGAAAGCCTCTGAGGCACAGAGGCTCTTAGGAATTCTATAGGGATTTTCTTGTCATGAAAGGTTTTCACAAGCACCTTTTTTAAATCGGGAACAGGACAAATTTCTGAATCGCCCGTATTTTTCCATCTTCTTTTCAGTTTGTGCCAAGGCCATATTTGGTCAAGAACTTCAGGAATATCACAGGTTTGTATTGTAATTTCAGGCTTGACAGCATTACCGTTTCCAAGCCAATACCCCATTAAATATGGGTCTACCGGCAAATCAGCATTATCAGTGTCTATTGCATCTGAAATAGGAATCCTGAACCGATAACAGCCGGAGGAATCACAGATATGTTCATACATTTCTTCCGTAGAAATTGTCACTCTTTTTCTTTTTCCATAAGTGACATCACCAGTCCAGAGATGTCTTGCCCCTGCAATAACAGTTTCTCCATCCTTGAAGGTTATTTTATATCCCTGTTCCGAGTAATCGATAGGACTTTTGGCAACAACATGACAGATGTTTCCTTTTTCATCAAAAAGCTCATCTCCGATAGAGATTTCGCCCATAGTGGTAAAGCCTGTTGGTGTAGGAATAAGGGTATTTAAAGCAAGCTGTTTTCCATTTTTCTTCGGAATCTCAATGTAAGCCGTGTTAAACTGACGATAGCCATTCGGTTTCAGAATGCCGAACAAATCACGGATAATCTGTTCCTGCCAGTCCAGCAGTTCGAATTTCTTTCCTGCCCATGTGCCTTTGGTGTGGCTGAGGCACTCAATAAAAGAAACAGCATAGTCTGCCGTCTTTTTGTTGTACTTGGAATCCTCCGCCATAAAACGTGTTGGTTTAAATCTTGCCATTGTTCTCACCTCCATCAACAAAAAAGACCTGCCAAAAGCAAGTCTATATCATTTATTTTTATGCCCCGGTGGGCTTTTTTATAATTGAGATTCTATTCCCATTGTAACCATATTACCAGTTACAATATATAAGGCGGGTGAAACCTCGCATCCAGTGAGGGGTTGCTCGTACTTGTTGCTTAGGCTATAATAGAAGTATCGGAACGGTGTATATTACCAAGTGCCATGAAAATGAGCCCGAGCTTATGACCGCCGTCCATACTTCTGTTATAGCGTTCGGTTTTTGCAGGTTGTTCCGCAGGAGGCTGTGTGTACGTGTCACCAAACTGATTGAATTTGTAGCAAGTGAAGTATGACATCCGAAATGCAGAAAAACAAGCAAGAATAGGAGAATGAAATGACCGCAGTAGGCATTGATGTATCTAAAGGAAAAAGCACAGTTGCACTGCTCAGTGATACTGGAGAAGTCCTTAAAAAGCCGTATGATGCACCGCACACAAGATGTGCATTGTCAGAATTAGCAAAGCTTATCAAAGAATGTAAAGATGACGTTTGTGTTGTCATGGAAGCGACCGGAAACTATCACAAACCAATCGCCAACTTTCTCTGTGAACAAGGTCTCAGCGTGAGTGTTGTAAACCCAAAATTAATTCGTGATTTCGGCGATAATACATTGCGTAAACCCAAAACCGATAAAAAGGATGCGATAAAAATCTGTCGCTATGCACTGACTTATCGTGTGCAGCTTCCCAATTATTCGCCAGAAAATGATGAACGCAGTGCACTTAAAATCCTGAATCGTCAGTATAGTCTGGCAGAAAAGACACTTACGATGCACAAGAATTTGCTGATCAGCTATTTAGAACTTGTGTTTCCGGAGATCAATAAAATGTTTACTTCTCACATACGCAACAGTGATGGACATGAAAAATGGATTGATTTTCTTGTTCGTTTTCCGCATGCAGATATGGTCGCAAAAGTCAGCCTGAATGAATTCCGCCTCAAATACAAAAACTGGTGTAAAACGGCAAAGTATCGGTTCTGTGAATCAAAGGCGGAAGAACTTCACCAGTTTGCAAGGGAATGTGTTTGTGCTGTGCAGAATGATGAGAAAATGCGATTTCTGGTAAAAGAACAGGCGAAAATGGTCAATCAACTCCTTGAACATATGCAGAATATCCGCACAAAAATGACCGCGATTGCACAGACTTTGCCTGAATACGATACAGTAATCGAAATGTATGGTCTCGGCAGCACACTTGCCGTTCAGATGATGGCAGAGGTCGGTGATGTACGCCGTTTTCAAAACCGAAGGGCGGTCACTGCATATTTCGGTTATGATTCTGAATCGGATCAGTCAGGTACCCATGAATCAAAATCGAACCCGATGACGAAGAAAGGTTCTGCATATCTTCGACGAACTTTGTTTCTGGTGATGGTGGCACATATGCAAAATCAGCCAGATAATGCTGTTTATCAATTTCTTGATAAAAAACGTTCTGAAGGAAAGAATTATTACTCTTACATGGCTGCAGGATCAGCGAAGTTTCTGCGTATTTATTATGCAAAGGTAAAAAAAGTGATGGAACAAATTACATAACACAGCAAATCTATTCATAGATTCTGAACCAGAGGCAAAAGGCAGGCACGGCGTAGCCGCTTGACCTTGACAGGTTATCATAAAAATGCTACAGTGTTCTTCACGACGGTGACTAATTTCATCTATTCATGAGTTCCTCACCGTCGGCACGACACCCACAGCATTTTTATAATGTTCTGTCAAGGTTGCCGGTCGGATATAACTGCATTTCATTTTTCAGATCGCTTCGGCGGTCTTATTGTCATGTCTATATTTTCTTTTGTGAAAATTTTGTGAAACTTTCATTTTATCTCTTGACTTTTATTTGCAGGTCATACCTTTTGGC